CAGACGGCACTCAGTTTGTCGAAGCGGGTCGCGTTGAAGTTGTTGTTGATGGATCTCCAGGAGCCAATGATCTTCCCGGACGCATTGTCCTATCAACATCGCTAGACGGCGCTTCGGCTGCCACGGAAAAATGGCGGGTTACCAACGATGGCGTTTTTTGTTACAACCAAGAAACGCCAATTGCAAAAGCAGGCGCTGCAACTTTGACCGCAGCAGAATTAAAAAACGGAATCATCGTTCATACAAATGCAACAAACACAAACTTAACTTTTCCAACAGGCACAGACATCGAGGCATCGTTTGCCGGGGTTTACACCAATATGACATGTAACGTAAGCATTGTTGCCGCTGGCACTGGTAGCAGCGTCCTGCAGGCAAACACCGGAATCACTATTACAGGCAATGCTTCAATCGCCAACGCAGGAACATTTGCAGTTAGACGCACTGCAGCCAACACTTATGTAGCGTACAGAATTAGCTGATTGTTACATAAGCACTTCATTCACTCACCCCCTATGTCCACCGAATTTAGCTGGAGTATCGCTCAGCTGGAGCGCACCACTGCCGACAACATGGTGCAGACCTGCCACTACACCGTGAACGCCAAAGACGAGGTGTATTCCGCTGGAGTGTATGGCTCCGTTGGCCTCGACCCCGCCGACCCAGAAAGCATGGTGCCCTTCGCTGATTTGAGCGAAGCTCAGGTGGTGGCATGGGTGCAAGAAAAGCTCGGCGGCGCCGACAAGGTGACCGAGATCGAAGCGGCACTTCAGGCGCAGTTGGATGAGCAGCACGCCCCTAGCGTGGCACAAGGTTTGCCTTGGGTCGCATGAAGCCTCGCTTGCATCTCGTCGGGATCTTCCACACTCAGCACACAGCGGCCTACAGCCATTGCGCATTCACCGGCAAGGCCCTGCGTTTTCCGCGCATGATGCAGACGCAGGGCTACACCGTCATTGAATACAGCAATGACGGTTCGGAGTCTGAAGCCTCCGAACACGTCATGATGCTGTCCAAGGCTGAATTTGACGCGATCTACGGCGCCCGTGGTGCGACCGACTTCCACGGCAACGACGCCACCGTCGGCAGCCCTGGACACCAGCTCTTTGAATCACGGCTGATCCCCGCTCTACGGGAACGCCTCCAGCCGCAGGACATCATCTGCCACCCGTTCGGTCACGCGCACCAGCAGTTGATGGCCGAGTTCCCCGGTCACCAGCACGTCGAAACTGGCATTGGCTACCCGACATTGATGCCGGACAGCTTCCGCATCTTCGAGTCCTACGCCTGGATGCACTACCACCAGGGTAAGGAAGGCCGCAACGGCAAGAACTACGAATGGGTCGTCCCCAACTATTACGACCTCAACGACTGGGAGCCCAGCTACGAACCAGGGCAATACCTCGCATTCCTCGGGCGCATCACCCCGCTCAAAGGCATCGACACCATCAAGGCGATTGCCGACCACAGCCCGTGGCCAATCGTGCTTCACGGCCAAGGCGACCCATCGCCGTGGGCGCACCCCAACATCGAGTACAGAGGCCCCATCGCCGGCAAAGCCCGCAGTGAGTTCCTGCGCAATGCACGGGCGCTGCTGGCCCCGACGGTGTTCACTGAGCCGTTCTGCGGCATGGCAGTAGAAGCCATGCTCTGCGGCACCCCGGTGGTCGCCGTGGACTATGGCGCCATGACCGAAACCGTCATCGAGGGCGTCAGCGGCTACCGCTGCCACACCCTGCAGGACTGGATCGACGCCATTGACGCGGTGGGCTATCTGGATCGGGGCAAGATCGCCGCCATCGCTCGCACCAAATGGTCGCTGGAAGCCTGCGCCAAGCGCTACGACAAGATCTTCCGCCAGATCAATGACCTTTACCGCCGGGGCTGGTACGAGGTCGATCGCATCAACTACTACGAGATCGAGCACGAGGAGGGCCCTTTCGCCAAGCGCCTTGCCGCCTGGATCGCCGACACGCTCCAGCCGCAGACGGCGTTGGATATCGGCTGCGGGCCCGGCATCTACGTGGACGCCATGCGCGAGCGCGGCATTGCCGCCACCGGCATTGACACCGACGAGCGCGTGCAAGGCAAGCCGCACCTGCGCCACGAAAGCCTCTTTGACCTCAACGACACTGCCGAAGTAGCAATCTGCCTAGAGGTGGCCGAGCACATTGCCGAGGACCAAGCCGATTCCGTAGCCGCCAGTGTCGCTACTGCCGTAGCGCCGGGTGGCATCTTGATCTGGAGCGCCGCCCAACCCGGCCAAGGCGGCGTCGGTCACATCAACTGCCAACCCAAGGACTACTGGGCCGAGCGCCTAATCGCCTGCGGCCTGCAGCGCGACGAGGAGATCGAGCAGCAGCTCAGGGACTACGCCGCTGACGGCTACCACATGGGCTGGTTCGTCCAAAACTGCATGGTGTTCTACCGGGCAACCTAGGCGTACAGCGGCTACTTTTTGTGGTGATTGAGATTTTGGCAGCCGTGAGCGGCGCATCCATCACCGTCGCCGCTATGGGCGCCGCCGGCTTCACCAAGCGAACTAACGAAGGCCGCGACGCCGTGGTCCGTCTCACCGAAGCCGTCACCAACGTCGCCAACCGCCTCGACGAACTCCACGTCGATCTCAAGGCCGACCGACGTGAAACCTTCACCCGCCTTAACGAGTGCGAGCAGCGCCTCGCCCGGCTTGAGGCCAAAATCTGATGGAAGAGCGGCGCTTCCTAATCCGCTGGATCGTCGCCTTCTATGCCGCGGGTATCGCTGTGTTCTGTACTGATCTGACAGTCTGCGAAATTCGCAAGGCCGGCCAGTGCGACAGCCCCCGCGGCCGCCTTGAAGGCGCCATCACCACCGCACCAGCAGCCCTGCTGGCGCTCCTCGTTAAAACCTCCCCAGGCTCATGAAACTCTTCCTCGTCGAACTCGGCCGTGCCCTGATGCGCCTCGCCCTTGACCGTGCCGTGCGCCAAGGCCTCCCACTCATCTACAAGCGCCTTGACGTCGAACTCCCCAATCTTCTTCTGACCGGAACGCCCCAGCAAGTCAAGACCGAGATCGCCGGCGCCATCGCCGCAACTACCCATAAAGTTCCAGATCAATCTCAAATTGAAGCGGTGATTGGGCTTTACAGTCCGATTGCCGGCGCCATCCGAGCCTTCAAGAAGTGAGCACCAAGCAACCTATCCGCCTGCTCGATCTATTCCGCTACTACAAGGGGCTGCCGCACCAAATGGCAGCTCTGGCGGAACTAGAGGCAGCCATGCCCGCCAGCCTGCTCACCCGCGACAACGCTTGGTTCAAAACCTGGAGCCAGTCCGGCAAACAATCCGACCCCGCCTGGCTTGCCCCAGCCACCAAAATCATCAAGGACTGGGAAGGCTTGCGCCTTGAAGCCTACAAATGCGCTGCGGACATACCCACAATTGGGTACGGCGCCACGCGCTATCCCGGCAAAGGCCCCGTCCGCATGGGCGACGCCATCACCGCTAGCGAAGCCGACGCCCTACTCCGCAACGACCTGCTGGATCGCGTCGCCCCCAATGTCTTCGACCTGATTCCTGCCACCCAAAAGTACGGCGCCAACCAGCAAGCCGCCCTCATTTCTTGGGCTTTCAATGTTGGCCTTGGAGCGGTTGAAGACTCCACGCTGCGCAAGCGCCTAGCCGCCGGCGAATCCGCCCGAGTCGTCATTCCCGAAGAACTTCCCCGCTGGGACAAAGCCAACGGCGCCCCACTGCCCGGCCTGGTACGCCGCCGCGCCGCCGAAGTCGCCCTCTTCATGGGCGCCGCCCCAGTCGCCGGCTTTACTCCCAGCTCTCCCTTCACCTACAAAGTCACCCCTCACATCACCTACGGCGAAATCTGTGTCGGCGAAGAGCGCCGCAGGTTCACCTCACAGGCGCAATGCAATATCTGCATAGAACTCTGCCAGTTCATTGAAAAAGCTCGCACACATTTCGGCGGCAAACCGGTCACCATCACAAGTGGCCACAGGCCACCGGCAGTCAACACAGCCGTGGGG